GGTACAAGGAGGTTCCTCGTGTGTCGACAGGGGTGTTAGCCCTTGACTATACGCTCGGCGGAGGCTTGCCTGTCGGTCGTATTTCTTTGTTTTATGGCCCGAAATCATGCCTGGCCGAAGATACTTTCATTGGCTACGAAGTCAGGACTGCTGACAATAAGCGACAGAATCATAAGGGCGGAACCATAAAAAGGCTCTATGAGCGATTTAATGGAGTAGAAGTCGGAGGGCAAGGGAATTATAGTCGTCCAGAAACTGAAGGATCTTACTTCTTAATTCCTTCCGTCGATGATGACGGAAGGGTCTTTCATAACAGAGTTGTCAACGTTGTTGAGTCTGGGGTTAAAGAATGTTTTCGACTCACGGTCTCGACAGGGGAAACGATATCGGCGACTTCCGATCATAAGTTCTTTACTGGAACTGGCTATAAGAGGCTTGGTGATATCCGCGTTGGTGACACTGTTACCGTCAGCAGGAGAAGCAAACCTGACACAGATAAGGTGACGGCATCTTCGAGAAAATATATTAGTGTCAAGCATCATCCTCATGCTTCCGAACATACGGTCACTCCCGTCAATGAACGTACTAAAAACATAAAATCTTACACATATCACAGGCTTATTAGGTCGAGGGCGGTTGTTGAAGCGTATATGAATGGGTGTAGCCTCCCTGAGTATGTTGACAGGTTAAACAGTGGTGAACTTGATGGGTTGGTTTTTCTTCGGTCAGAACAGCATGTTCATCATATCGATGAAAACCATCTGAACGACTCTCTTTCCAATCTGGCTGTTATTGATTCAGTGTCTCACGGCGTGTTGCATGCGAAGGAGCGTAAGCTTGGTTGTGGCTATGCTCATGAAGTTGAAGTGGTCAGCATTGAAAGTGAGGGGCTGAAGCCTACTTATGATGTTGAAATGCTTGCCCCGTACAATAATTTTGTTGCTGATTCGTTTATTGTCCACAATTCGAGTAAGACGACAGCTTTTTTACGCGCAGCAGGTCGCGCTCAGCGTATGTGCAGCAATTGTTGGACGCCTGCGTTTCCGATCTGGACTCCAAGCCACACGCAAAAGAATCCGTCATGCGTTTGTGGCAATTACCGAATGACCAATATTGCCTGGCTCGATGTGGAGGGCGTCTGGGATCATGTCTGGTCTTCCCGATTCCTGAATGTCGATAACGTGGTCCTGTCTCAGCCCGAGACTGGCGAGCAGGCTTGTGACATCGCAGATACGCTGCTTCGCTCAGGGGCAGTTGATATTATCGTGATCGATTCTGTCGCGTTTATGATTCCGATTGCTGAATTGGATAAGTCGGCTTCGGAAGCGACGATGGGCGAGCAGGCGCGGTTGCTCGGGAAGATGTTTCGCAAGCTCGTGGGCGGCATCAATTCGTTAGCTACGCGCGACGGAAGGCGGCCGACGGTATGGTTTACCAATCAGATACGTCACAAGGTCGGACTGGTGTTTGGATCGCCCGAGACAGTCCCAGGAGGGTTTGCTCAGGGATTCGCTACGTCCACGGAAACGCGCATGTCGCCTGGCAAATATGAGAAGGATGAGACAGGTCGAACGAAGTGCGTGACGATGAAGCTGAGGAACGAGAAGAACAAGTGCGGCCCCGCAAAGATGGAGGGCGAGTACATCCTCGTTTTGAAGGATACGGAGTACAAGCGTGTTGGCGAAGTTGCCGACGAGAATTATGCGGCGAAGTTAGGCCAGCAGGCGGGCTTGGTTATGATCGGAAAAGGTCGTGCTCCTACGATTTGCGATGGTTTTGAATACGAGGGCAAGGCTGATTTGATCGAGCATTGGATGACTAATCACGTTGAATATGAAGCTTTCAAGTTGAAGCTTTTAGATCATCTTTTGAGCGACGTGATGGAGAATGAGGCATCGCTTTGAGCGAGGATGACTCAAAGCTGCCTGCATATTTCCGGGGCGACAACGAGCAGAAGAAGAGGCGCAAAAAGTCGATCAAGCAAGAGGAGCGGGTAGCGTTCAAGCTTGGGGGCTATAGGCAGCCAGGTTCTGGTGCTGTTGCGGGTAAGCGTGGGGATGTCCGGGCTGTCGAATTACTTGCTGAGTGCAAGAGGACGGACAAAAAGAGCATCAGTATTAAAATCGACTATTTGAAAAAGATCACTGAAGAGGCTGTTCAGTATGACAAGATTCCTGCTCTCTCGATTGAGATAGACAACCCACCTAAGTTCGTTTCGCGAGACTGGGTGTTGCTGCCTGCCGGATTCGTCCAGGAATTGCTGGAGGCGTACCGAAGTGGCTGAGGATGTGAGCAGCGCGGACCGTGGAGCCCTCGAAGAATCGATGGAGCAGATGGCTCGCATGGCGAAGCGGCGAAGTATTACCGTCGATACGGTTGTCGGGATGTGGGATCCCGGCATGGCGAAGAACGTCGACGAGCTTATCGTTCTAAGTCTTCGTGATCTAAAGGTTCATATCGTCGAAGAGCCAGCAGAGAAGCTGTTCCTTTACATGTGGAACCATGTTGATGATTGGCCCGACGAATCAAGTAGAAGGCTGTTGCAGATCGTCTTCTGCAGATTCTTCGATACCATGCGATACATGGTTGCCTATCGCGGAAAATTTCGTGGCAGCAAAATCACTGGGCTGACCTGTTCAAGGAAAGATGCCCACGTTGAGTTGAAGCAGAGAGGATTGACGAGACGATGAAAACAAGGTTTCAGCACGCGGGCGGATCTTATGGATCTCGGGATAAGACCATATGGTCTGGGGATATGCCGATGATGTCAGGCTTCCCAGGCGTTCGCATCACCATTATGGCCAATGACGGCGATGATGCCTACGGCTACAGCGTGAAGCAGGTGTGCTTTGAGGTCAGCGTCGATAATCCGGGTGAATGTGAGCAGGTTGTATATGTAAGTCCCATTGATCGGGACAAGCAATTGCTTGTCGAATGAAACCCTTTTGGCGAAGGTCCGTTCCCGTGGACAAAAACCTGGATGCGATCGTTCGGATAGCGGCTTCAGTGCTTGCCGATAACAGCATGCTTCAATTTCGTGAATCTGAAGTGGGAGGCGGGGGTGGCGTGAAATTGTTGGTCACGAAGGTGTCAAAGCTATATGGCCACAATGTGAGGGCTTCGGTTATGGATGGGCTTGTGACTCTTTATGGTGATGATGCCGATTACGCAGCAAGCGATGTCGTAGTGCTTCGCTTCGGGGTTCAGAGTGGCGTATCTAGCTGAGCAGCGAGACAAGATCTTCGTTCCTGCCCTTGGTGTAGCTGAGATCGGTGTCTCCTTTGATAATGGTGCGCTGTCGGCAAGTCTTTTCTGTGTGACCTGTTCGTATGAGTTTGACCTGTCGGACGAAAGAGGTCTTTACGAATGCAGCGATTGCGGAGTCGAGGTCACCAAGGAAGAAGCAGAGGATCTCGCGGAGAAGCATATTCTTGCGGTAGCGAAAAAGTTTGATATTGGAAATAATGAAAGCGATCGAGGTTTCTGGTGGCGATTGAAGACCTTATTCGGCGGCACAAAAAAACGTCAAGCGTTGTTGAAGCCCTAGAACGTGGATTACGTCAGCCGTCGGTAACGAAGCCGCCGATGCTGGCATCAGACTGGCTCCGCGTATCCTCCATAGGCTCTGTATGTCCCCGGGAGGAGGTTCTGAGAAGCAAGCTTGAGGTTGGCAAGGTTGATGGGGTTAGCGCTGATCTGGGCCTTGTGTTCGAGGTTGGACACGCGCTTCACTGGGTGATGCAGAACAGGGCTATGCCGACGGCCGGTGGTCTCATTGGCAAATGGAGATGCACTTGGTGCGGGGAACAGTATGGGCATATCAAAACGACCATGGTTCCGCGCCCAGAGGTATGCGTTCGTTGCGGCGCTATTGCTGGTGATATTCCTCGGTTCCAGAACCGACCGGACTACACGGTCCGGGGCAATGCGTTCTTGTATGTGGAACAGTGGATCGGAGATTATGACTTCCGAATCGGAGGGCACCCGGATGGATTCTGGGTGGATGGCGACCCCCATGAGTTCACCGATTCAGATGTGGTAGTTCTAGAATTCAAAAGTGCCAGTGAAAGAACCTTCTACAAATACAAGGAGGTCCCTGACTTCGTTCATGTGATTCAGGTCCAGTGTTACATGTGGCTGACCGGATACAAGCGATCGAAGATTATCTACATCAACAAGGGCCAGTTCGGGTTCGGGGGAGTAGCTGAGCACGATATAGAATTTGATTCTGGTTCTATTGGAAGAATCAAGAAGGCCATTGGAGAGATTCGGCTCGGCCTTCGCTCGGGCGAGGTGCCTCCTCGTGTGGCGTGTGGGACGATAGCTTGTCAGAGAGCCCGTGATTGCACCGTTTCTCAGCAATGTTTTTCAGAGGAGTGAATGAGATCTCCTATACTCATTCAAGGCATGGCGATTCGCCCTATCGTGGTTGGGTCTGGCACTCCATTCTGTATGGTTTGCATGAAAAGAGAGGCCAAGTGGGCTATTGGTATTGATCCGAATGATTATGTTTCGTGTGCAGAATGCTTTCTGTACGATAGTCCTTGGGGCAAAGAACACGCATTTGAGATAGCCGAGCTAGTGGATGAGGTCGGCCGTGAGATGGGTATTCCGATATCCGCCAACGGGAAAGTTATTGATGACCATGGGGATCGAATTCTTGCCGCGATTGTTCTCACGAGCAACGTAGCGATGGCACGAGTCTCAAACAGGTAGGCCTGTGCTGGGTGTTGTCGGTATTGATTTGAGCTTGCGAGGGACCGCCATTTGCTATCTCTATGGCTGTGCTGGCGACCCCAAGATTCATACCGAAAGATTTCCACAGCCGAAGGTGTCCGGGGTTGAGGCTTCGATCAAAAGGCTGATTTCAGTCACTGAAGAGTTGGTCGGATTTGTGAAGGCGCAAAATCCGGACCATCTGATTATCGAAGCTGCCGCCAAGAATCAGCAATGGCAGGCGGCTGCTATGGGCGAGATACACGGCGTCGTGAAAGTTCAGCTGTATCTTGCGACTGGGATTGTCCCCTTAGTGAAGGAGGCAACCCAGATGCGAAAGCATGTCATCGGCAAAATAGAGAGAAAGAACGAGACTGTAAAAAACAAGAAGGGCAAGGACAGCAATAGAGTTTCTTACGGTCAGGTCCTCGGTGCTTCCGGCAAGATGAGACGTGCATCAGTTAAAGATGTTATTGAGATCCGACTTAGGGAGCGTGGTTTGAGCTTCCCGTCTCATGATGAAATGGACGCATACGTCGCGGCGAAATTTTGCTGGGACAGCGTTCTTGGCTTGCCGGGGTGTGATGCCGATGAAAAAAAGAATAAGCGCAAGAGGACATAACTATGTCTTTCTTGGCGGATTTGTTGATGGTGGGGTCGTTTCCGGGACCACGAATGACGGAGGGAATGCCTTTTCTTTCGCTATGATCTTTTCCGACAGCGGAGATAGGCCAACGCGCATTCGAGTGAATGCCTATGGCCATCTGGCTGCAATTTGCGATGAGATGGCTTCTCATGGAACGTTCTGTTTTGTGGCAGGTGAAATAATGAATCGCCTCGGAAAATATAGTAAGCTGACGGAGGTTAGAGCGAAAGAGATCGAGTTCTTCCCTGAGGTTGGCAACCATGCAGGTGAAGATCCCAGCGAATAGTCTTTGCCTTTGGGATGCTTAGCGATTGATGATTCTTTGCTGATAGGTGATCAAACTGTGCGCCGACGAAGGCGTGTGGTAAGCCTGACGACCTGACTTCCCAGGTGTTCAAAACAACGGTACGGGGGACTCGATGGAAACGACTTTGCGCGTAGTCAACGGTGTTGAGCGAAAAGTGATTGCGACGAACGACGTCGACGATAAGAAGCTCACGGAGGCTGAGAATCAGCTGCGCGAACGTGCTCGGAGCCTTGTTCAGGAGATAGAGAACAAGTATTGGGACCTTGGCAGGGTCCTGTACGAGGTCTATGACGGCGTGCCTGGGGGGTATCGTGGCCTTATGGCGGGCCAAGGTTCCATGGAGGAGCGTCAGAGCCTGTTCAAGAAATGGGGCTACGCTGACTTCGGTGAGTACTGTGAGCGCGAAGTTGGTTTACGGAAGCGTACAGGCGAGAATCTTAGGTATGCTTATTGGTGGTTTTCGGTAAGCGAAGAGATGCCGGAAGAAGTCATTCAGGACCTTGTGTCCCTTGGTCGTTCTAAGGTTTACCTCCTTTCCGGCTTTGCGACTCGTGAGTCTGTTGTCCTTTGGATCGACAAGGCTCACACGCTCACTTACGAGCAGTTAAAGACGGCGATCAAGGCTGCCAAGTCGGTTATCGCTGGCAGCGGCGATGATGGCGAGGAGCGTCCTCAGGATGGCAATGAGGGGATTGACATCCTTCATCCCGGATCTGGGTCTTCGGGGTCAGGGGGGTCTGGAGCTTCTTCGGATTCAAAGCCATTGCCGAAGCCTGAGGAGATGCATTCGCTTCAAACCTCATTTTATGACGATCAGTGGGACACGATTCAAGCGGCGCTTGATCGTGCTAAAAAAGTTTCAAAATCAGAGAAGATCAATCACAATCTTGATCTGATATGTCAAGACTTCCTGACGAATAACGATTTCTCTGGCGATACAGAAAAGGATCGCAGTGCTTTCCTTGGCAAGCTTGAGCGCAAGCTCGGGATTATGCTGATTGCGGTTGACCCGAATACAGGGAAACCTGTTCACGGCCGTGATTTGCTTTGGCGCCTGATTGAGGAGGCGAAAGCTGCGAAGAGTGCCTGATGGGATTCAATAAGCGCAAGAGGAAGCTTCTCGACCGCGTCGAAGGATGGGACTGCTTCGGGTATTATGGTTACGGGCAAGGCAGGGCGGCTGCTGAGTTTGGGGAAGAATACCTTGGCGGTAAGTCGGTTTGCCTAGATTTATGCAAAAGGGCGGAGGAATGTCGTTCCGCTCATCTTGCAAAGATGGATCAAAAGTACCCTCTTCTCGCTAAGCTGGTTCATAACGCAGTGAAGGCATCGAGGTCTCGTGGTCGAGACCCGTCGAAGGATGTTGTCCTTGCGATGGATGAGGCTCTCAGTGCGGGCATTCCTGATGCTGTTGCTGTGCAGCGAAAGCTTCATGCGTACAAGGTTAATCGCATGACAGATCATTATCGTTGTGGCCAATTTGAGAACATCGATAATGGGTTCAACGTTAGGTCTCCTGGAGAAGCATGATGAGTGATCAGATGGATAATTTCCCCGTAGGTCGCGTGGGCGAGAGTCAGTCCGTGACGAATGCCCCTCCTACCGACATCGAGGAGATGGCTCGCCTTTACGAGGCAGTTCAGCAGGCTCAGCACTCGATGAAGGGCGATCCAGCGTTGTCTGATCGTGTCCGCGTGTCGTTGGACAAGGTGGAGGAGGCGATAACCTTTTGGAAGCCCGTCTACTTCAATCGCATGGTTGATGGCAGGCAAATGAATGGCATCGAAGCGTTTGAGCTTGGTGATCCGGAAAAGACGCCGGGTACGAAATGCGACAAGGGTCCGTACATCGCGATGTGTAATTTGATGGCGCTTGAGGCCATCAAAATGATGGGTGACCAGATGCCGACAGCTCATAAGGGCATCATGTTGGCTTATGCTTCTGATAGAGAGAAGGAGATCGCCAAATTCTGGAAAGATACGTTTGCTCCGACTGAGTTTCAGAGCGAGTGGGCGTGGACGGCGTGCCTTGGAGTCTTGTCGGGTAGCAAGGTGGCCACGATCGAACTTCTTGATCGATATCGAGATCAGCTTCCGTAGCTGACTGTCTCATAGTAGTTTCAGCACGATCCGTTGCGAACCCGGTGTTTCGCAACGGATTTGTGCGTTTAGACCCGCGCAAGTATTTGCACGAGATCAAGATCCGCCATAGAATCCGCCCATGGGGGATTCTGACTCAAGAAAAGGTAAGCGGAATCGCTGGACTAAAGATGAAGTGGAGGACTTGGTACGACTGTGGGGTACTGTTCGTGATGCTGAGGTGGCGAATCGGATAGGAAAGAGTGTTCAGTCGATACGCACGAAGGCGACTGAGCTAAGGCTCAGGGAGAAGAAGGGGCGTCGCGCCGGGTGTCGACTTGGCAAGGTGACTTATCCTTGGAGGAAGGAGGAAGATCTTGTTCTTGTTAAGAATGTTGGCCATCTGAATATATTCGAGCTGATGGACCAGTTGCCAGGGCGGAACCGAATAGCGATAGAGCGTCGCTGTTATGAGCTTGGCTTTTCACCTACCCAAGGTACATATACTCGTCTTCAGATTGAGCGGGACACAGGCTACGACTGGCGCCAGATACAGAGAGCCCGTGATAATTTGGGGCAAAATTGGAAGAGGTATGGTCTTCGCAAATATATGATTACGTTTGATCAGGTAAACGAAATCATCGCCTATTTAAGAGACGAAAGAAGGAAGTGGTCTCTTCATTACGATTTGGACCAATGTCGTCAGTGCGGTCAGTCTGGGGATTGTGAACGCACGAGACATTCTGGGGATGGGTTATGTAAACGATGCTGGGATCTTCGTCGCCACACGCGTGTTCAGATTGAGCGTGCGATGATCTCGGGTCGCATGATGCTGCTCACTGAGGATATGTGGAGACTATATCTGTGTGATGATGACGTCAAGAATGTTCCTGTAAAAAGATCGAAGACTAATGATGCCCCTTACAGGGAGGTGGTTTCGTGACGATGAGAATGCGGCCTGAAACTCTTCGCTCAGAGATCGAACAAGTTACTAAGATACTTGGGGAGTGGCATGAGCGGCTATCTGCTGGTGTTCCGGGCGATGAGATACCGTCGAACGACATGAACATCGAAATATTCAGGTATCAGCTGCGTGGCGAGATTTTGCTTGCTGCTGAGAGGCTGATGGCCGTTGCGGAAGTTCTTGATTCATGAAAGATCCCGGCCTCAAGGTTGTCCGTGATGGGTTGGATATCGATAGAAAGGTGATGGCGCCTGGTGACCTGAGGGGAGCTGAGTGGAATCCAAACGAGATGACTCGCGATGAATTCGAAATGCTCAAGGAAGGCATCAAGAAGTTCGGGTTTATCGATCCTCCCACCGTTGCCCGTGTTCAATCAGAGGATGGCTCTACTTATTATGAGATCGTAGGAGGGCACAATCGTGTTGCTGCTGCGTGTGATTTAGGGTTGCCATCTATTCCTGTTGACATTCTCCAGGGTGACAAGTGGCAGGAAGAAGATATTCGTAAGTTTCAGGCTGTTCGTTTCAATGTGCTTCACGGGAGCATGAATCCCGAGAAGATGATGAAGCTCTATAATGACATGGCGGCCAAGTACGGGAAGAAGGTGACCCGAATGCTTGGTTACGCGAGCGATGACGGCATTAAGAAAATGATCAAGCAGGTGTCTGATGGGCTCAGGGGGAGTATTGGGCCTGAGGCAGCTGCTGATTTCGAGAGTCGTGCGCGGAAGTCTAAGACGTCAGGCGATATTGGCCGGGTGGTCTCTGAGATCATGTCTGAGCACGGGGAGACGGTAGACTACAATTTTGTTATTTTCTCGTGGGGCGGCAAGGACCATATCTACATCGCGATGTGTGAACGCCTCCGGGATGCAATGAAGATCATCATGGATGCTTCGAGGCAGAATGTCATCGACATCAATGACTACCTGACCGAGGCTGTCGAGGATGCCGCGGCACGGCTGAGGAACTAGAAATGTCTGACATGTTGGACGAGAACGGTCTCCATGGTGACGAGGGTGGCGAAGTCATGGATGGCGACGTTGTTGGCGATCGTCGAAAGCTTCAGGTCTTCGCTATTAACCCGAATACGGGTGAGCCTGGTTCGATTGTCGGTTACGCATGGCAGGGTCAGGATGGTGTGCTGGAAGGCTCTGGCGTTGTTGCTGCGTTAATTTCGGAGCCTGTTGCTGCTTCGTTTTTTCAGGTCGGATCGATTGCCACTGACATGTCTCCGCTGAACATGCTGTATGCATCGATTGCGAGGAGCGCGTTCTTCCGCGCGGAATTTGTGGAGGCATAGCCATGGCGATGACGTTCGGTCCTCATCTGATGCGTGTCATTAAGAATGTGAGAAAGAAAGGTGCCGACGGTCAGACGAAGGTCGTTCGTCAAGCGTATTATGTGAAGAAGGCTGATCCGGGGGATCAATACGCGAATCTAACGCCGGATGCGATTCAGAATGCTGCGGATGCAATAATTAACAATCAGCAGGGTGGCGGAGGTCAGCAGGCTGCCCCCGTTGAGCAGGAGGAGCCGGCCGTCCGGATGGCCGTGTCTTATCACGACATTCCGTGGAAAACGAAGTCCCGGGAAAAGACGCCGAAGGATCCAATTCCATCCGAGGTAAAGGCGCGCTTCGACTCGAAGAACAGGCATCTCCGACCGACAAATCCGATTAACCCAGATGTGTCGACGATTACGGTCGATGCTACCGATCCGGTGTTCTGGGGGGTCGATGAGAAGCGGCTGACACACTCATTGAAGACTGGCTTCATTGAAAGGCTGAAGTTCGTTGGAGATCGCAAAGGTATCATGCTGGCCTCCATCAAGGATGATGTCGCCGGTTCATATGATGCCGTTCTTTGGATGGATGAACTTCGCGATCCATCGTCGGCTAAAATTTGGGGTAAGTTCCTTTCTAAGGAAGGTGACTATCCTGCGTATGGTCGGCACGCTGCAGCCTATTACGAAATCTCAAAGTCGTGTGGGCTTGACGGGCTAGTTCCTCCTACCGTACGCAGAGTAGATAGGCGTGGAGATCTTTATCATGTACTTCCCGATGGGCTCGTGGAAGCTCGCGAAGCCATGGTCGAATGGGTTTCCAGAGAGACTGGCAAAAGCCCTGATGATGTGAGACGCAAGGCCGGCGGTCCGTCGGCCGTGCAATACAGAAAAGGCTCTTGGCATCCCATGGTTGATGAGCCTTGGTTTTCTGATTTCTTTTCGAATACTTCCAGTGATCAGCAGAGGTCAGAGTTTGCAGAAAATTTCTGGGACATCGTTCCTCCGGGTACGCGTCTTGAGCTGCTTCGTGTTGTGTTGTTGGATTTTATTGCATGGAACAGCGCTCGCAGCTTCCTTGACTTAACGATCTGCGATGATGCGCGCTATCCGCTGCTTGCACTGGGGAATGAGCTGAGCGTTCCTTGCCCTCGTGCTCAGGCGGAGGAATACGTCTCCTCATCGTATAAGAGCTATGGTGACCCCATGGGAGATGTTGCGGCTGGAATTCCCATGCTGATGAGCGATTTGGCCGTTAGGTTGTCGGTTCGCGGTTCAGATAGGGAACTTGCCGAATTTGAGCAGATTGCCCATACAGTGACAGACCGGATGATTAAAGCTGATCGCCCTGTTGAATTGTCACGGTCTTTGTTGGATATGCGCATGCCGTCGTGCCATGTCGCGGCTGTTCTTGCACGACTCTGGTTGTCCAAGACGCATGCAAAAGATATTGCCAGAGATCCATATATGGCAGTTGCTTTTTTAACTGGATTGCGGTCGGGGCAAAAACAGGTTGAGCTAGAGGGTGTGGTGGAGTTCGTGAATAAGACCCTGTCCAAAGCGATGGTTCACGATTTCGACTTCGTGAAGTCAATGAAGTCGGACGAGGATGACCCGAAGTTGGAGACGCCAAATGCCGAAAGCTGATCTTCGCCGTCTGGTTATTTACCAGGTTCGTATTGTCGACGGAGAGTTGGTAGAGGATTACGCCGCGAGTGTTAGGCAGGATCCGAGTGGGGACGTTCGCGTGGATGGTTTGTGGAATGGGATTATCCCCGTTTCCCCCGAAGATGTAACGATTCAAGCTGACATGGTTGGCGTATCGCCTTTGGAATGGTTTCGTACGCGACTTCATCAGAGTGCGTTAATTCGTGTTGAGGTGATCAGATGAGAAGTCGGTGGGTCCTGGCTCGCCATCTCCTTGAGCACGGAAAGCTGTTTGAAGCCCCGGCTAGGAGGGCGAGGGCTGAGACAATAGCAGGGACTTCGATTGCTAAGCTTAGGCAGGCGCAGCAGCAACCTCAGCAGCGGGTTTTTGATCCTCCTCCTGCGGTTATGGGTGAGTTTGAACATGAGGAGCCAAGTTTGGCTTCTCGGACGCGCCCTGACTTGCCGTCCGCAGCAGAGCGGCATCGTTCTTTGGTGGATGCCTACACTCATCCAAGGGCAAAAACTGTCCATACACGACATGCGCCTGGGTCGGCCAATAATGTTCACTTTGCAAAAGTTGAGTCGGGCGCTAACGATCGCGAAAAGCGCATTGTTGTAAAGCCGCTAAAGAATGCTGGCGCAGGCCACGAAAAAGACGAAAAGCTAGCTAATCCAAACTGGCAGTCGGATCGATGGGCATCTAGGCACAATGCAGTTTATGCTGTTGCTGCTGCGATGGGGTCGCATCACATGGTGGCTCCCGGGTTTGGGGGCAAGGCTCACGGCGACGATAGAATGGGTCCCAATGTTAGGATTGGAGAGAAGCCAGCGGAGGATGCTTCGATAAGAGATCGAATGTCTTCGGTGCATGCTCACATGGGGGAGGATTCGCATATTCAAGAGCATGTCCACGATGCGGTTCCAATTTGGCTTGCTAACGAAGATGACTTGAAAAATGTCGATGGTGAGCATCGACTGCATGGCATTGTTCGTCATGTTTTGTTTTCGAACAACGACGGAAATTCTGGCAATGTTTTATTGCATCCGTCAGGCCACACGATAGATGTCGATCATGATTTGATTTTAAGTTCCCGTCAACAAAGCGGTGCGCTCAAGCGTGTCATGACTCCATATGCTGAAGGCGGTGTATTAGACTACCGTCACAAGATGGATGGGGTTGGTAAAAATTACCCTCCGCGCATGAAGAAGACCCTGGAATGGCTTGCGGCCGGTGGGCATGTGGAAGACGATCACTCTCTTGGCCTTGAGAAGGATGATGCTCTCCATTTGCAGAAGAATGCTCGCGACTTGCTTGTTCACGGACTTGAAAAGACGCTGGCCCGGAGGAAAGTTAAGAGCGTCAGTAGGTTCGATCTTGCACAGCGTCGCGCTGACATGAGAGCGATGAGAAAAGAACTTGAGAAATGAAAGTGAAGATCTGTGGTTAACGTACTTTTTGTAATAAATTCTGCCTACGATCAAGTTGTTGCTGTGGCCTGGGAACAGAAAGGCGGCGTCATGGTAAGGAAGTCGCATCCGTCCAAGGCGTTTGTTGATGTTGAAATGGATGGTGTCGCCTCCTTGAGGGAGGCGATGATCACCTATGGCGGAGCTTATTCGCCCATGTATCCTGCTGTTGTCTCAGATGTAAGATCTTCCTTCAAATATATCGGCAAGTCGCCCGACCTTGTGGAGCTTCTTCCGAAAGCGGAGTTGGAATTAGATGGCGAATGAAGCTGCGCAGTCCAATCTCGACGTTGCAGCCCTTGCTGCAGAACCGAGCTATCATGCGTCGTCTTTGCTGATGGAGCCGACTCGTCGCATTGATGGCTCAACCAGTAATCCCCCCTGGAATATGGCTGAGCCCGTTCTTTGGGATTTCTTGCGGCAGGTTGAGATTGAGCATGTGGAGGAGCGGGTTGTCGACGTGCTGCATGGGAATCTATGGGTTCGCTACCGTGGACAGGCGGGTGAGCTACGGAGTGGGCTCTTGTCACTTGGCGGCATTCGCGGGTCCGCAATGTACGAGGTCTGGGGGGAGGAATATTCGCTTTCGCCAGAGAATAATGACCTTCTGAGGCGGCAGCAGGCATTCTACGAAGCTGCCAAGGCGTTTGGCATGGAGGACATGGCTGCGCCGGTGGCTGCGCGCGAAATCAATCTCGTTCCGTTGATTTCAGATGCTGTTCGCGAACGAGTTGCCAAGCATTATGGGATTTCGATCATCAAAGTTGATGAGTCATACGGTACTGGAGCACTGCTCCAGATGTTGCCGGTGAACGGGAAGAACTTCGCGGAGTACTGGTCATTTTCAGGTGTTTCCGACAAGGATCGCTGGGCTTCTGCTTCGGATCGGCTGAGGCACAGCATGTACCGTGCGATTATTTTAGATTTGTTACTGGCTTCGGCGAATAGAACGTTGACGGATTTGTTCTATGTCCGCTCGAATGACGTGGTTGTGTTTTACGCGACCCAGGTGTGTTGGCCGCATCCTGCCAAAACGGCGGATTGGTATCTTCGTTCGCGGTCGGAAGGTTGGGGGCGGAAGCCTGCTGCACCAGGGAAACCTGCTGAGCCTTCGATGCCTGCGGACAGCAATGAGCTGATGTTTTTGTTCGGATCAATGACGGACGGGCAGAAGGATGAGTGGTTGGCGACAGCAAGGCAGGTAACTGAGGGAATGAATGATGAGCTGGCGTCTCTTCTGACGCAGGTGCTCGTTGAAGTAGGTGTGCCCGCTGCGAATGTTGCTGGAATGTGGGGCAGGTTTGCTCATCTAAAGGACGAGCCAGAGCTGGTGCTGGACCGTCCGTTCGAGTACATAAGGAATGTGCTTGTCCCAATTCGTCGTGGATTCATTGGAGGCGAAGGGACGGTGAGTGCTAAGATCGCAGAGGGTGTTAGTGTTTTGATGTCGAATGCGCTTGGGAAGAAGTTCGACTTCGCTGCGGAGATGAGAAAAGGGTAGAGATCATTGGATACCTGCGCAAATACTTGCGTGGGTCAACGAAAGTAGTTTCAGACCTTTGTGGGTCGGTTGCTTTTGCGTTAGCATCTTGGTTGGATCTCGAAAGGTACAACCAAGGTGTCTGACGACAAGAAACCTCGAATTCGCCCTGTAAGTCGTAACCTCCCAAAGGCGAAGAAGATTGAAAATTGCAGGTGTGTAGCCGAAGTTGATCGAAGGCTACGCCTTGGTTGGTCTTCGCATAAGATTGCTGAATACGTTCAGAACGATGCGAACGAGATGACTGACTTGTCCCATCTCTATGTTCGCAAGATGGTCGACGAGTATCGTAAGACAATCCCTCCGACCGAGATAGCGCTGACGGCTCAGAATCATCGTGCTCGTCAGTACGCGAACAGGAGAACGGCTGAGGGGCTAGAGGAGCTGGAAGAGCTTGAGAAGCTGTATGCTCTTCAGATGAAGCGCATCAAGATTGATGTGTCGAACGAAGAAAAGATCAATAAGTTGTTACCGACGACGGGCAGAGAGATTTTCTATGCGATGAAAATTCTCAAGCAGTCTTCGGATTTGAAGATGGACTTGGGGTTGGCGACTCGCCAGTTGGGTGAAGTTTCGGTGACTGGTGCGTCTGCTGCACAGATTTCAGATCGATATGATGACAGTGTTGGTAGAGTGATTGCTGATCCGGACAGTCGAAGAAAAGTGCTTGGATTTGTCGAGACGCTAATGGCTATCGCTAACAAGGCGCACATTGACGCTGGAGATTTGGTCGCCAGTGCTGCTGCGTCGGCAGGGCAGCCTGTTATCGATGTCGAGGCTCGCGAGAAGATTGATGATGACGGTTCGGATGCGTCCCAGGAGTAAGTATGGCGATTAAAGATCTGGGCGGCCGACTTCATAGTGAGCAAACCCCCGAGGAGCTGTCTGGGCTTCTCCGCAAGGAATTTGCAAGCCTTTCCAGGGAGGAGCAGAAGGCGGCTCTTTTGTGCCTTCGCGAGATGGATGACCCTGCGTTTCGTGAGCTGGAGGAGTCGGGGGAAACGCCGCCGACTCGCATCATGGATGTCCTTCAGGACAGCGAGTACAAGCGAAAGCCTGTCGATATTGAGACCTTCGTAAGAGATCCTTACTATCTGGGCAAGACTTGTGATGTGCTTTTCCCCAAGCTGCTGAAAGACCTGGAAGAGTTGTTTAGTGGCGGGTATCGCGAAGCGATTATGACAGGGGCGATTGGCACCGGCAAAACGTTTTTCGCTTCGATTGCGGTGTGCAGAGTCTTGTATGAGCTGTCATGTATGCGTGATCCGCATCGCAGCTTTGGTATCGGTCAGGGAACGAACATCTCGTTCGTCGCTCTTTCCGTGTCTGAGCCTCTTGCTATCAAGGTTGTGTTCGAGAACATTGCGAACAAGATTGAAGCGAGTCAGTATTTCAAGGATCATTTCGAGTGTAAACCGACCAAGAAGGAGCTTTTGTTCCCTGGCAATATCTGGGTAGCGGCTCGTGCGGCGACAGACAGTGCTGTGTTGGGGCTTAACATTTTCGGGGCGATCGTCGATGAGAGCAACTTTTTAGCGCCGATGAGGAAGAAGAATGCGCCTAACAAGGCGGACGTCGAAGACCGTGCCGAATTCCTTTATTCTCAACTTCTTCGTCGTATGAAGTCTCGTTTCCAGCGACATGGCAAGCTGCCTGGCATGATGATTATTGTATCTTCTAAGAAGACGCATGAGGACTTTACGGCCAAGCGTATCAGGCAGTCAAAGGATGATCCGACGGTGTTTGTTCGTGACTACGCTGTTTGGCATGTGAAAGAAGGCGTTTTCTCGGACAAGAAGTTCCATGTTCTCGTAGGGAATGACACGACGCCGTCTAAAATTCTAGGACCTGAAGAGGTCGACATTGTTCAGGCGAAGATTCAAGATGGTATGGTTATCGTTGAGGTCCCTGTCGATTTCCGTCGTGATTTCGAAGAAGATCTAGATGGCGCGATTCGCGATATTGCTGGGGTTGCAACGGTATCAATTTCTCCGTTCATTCAACAGCGCGATCGAATTCTCAACTGCATTGACGAGAGCCGTGACCACCCCTTTAGCGTAGAGGAGTGGGTGCAAACCGAGGGCGGTGGAATCAATTGGACGAAACTAGCTCATCAAGTTGAGATTCGCGACGGTGCTGAGAAGGGGGTGACTTGGCAGCCCAAACATCATCCTGGGCTTTCTCGCCATATTCATATCGATCCTTCGTTGAATACGGATTCGACTGGAATTGCAGTCGGGTGCGTGCTCGGATACAAGCAGATTCGTCGTCGCAACAAGGAGACCCAGGAGGAGTATGTTGAGCCGGCTCCTATCATTTGGGTCGACTTTTTATTGAAGGTCAATCCACCTATTGGCGGCGAGATAGATCATGGGATGATTCGCGGAATTGTGTATCAATTTCAAAAACATGGGTTCCATATTGGACTTATTACAATGGACCAATTCAATAGCGCCGCGTCGCTTCAAAAGTTCGCGTCAAAAGGAATGACGGCAGAGCGGATGTCGGTTGATAAGCCCATGGATGCGTACGATACACTGAAGTCGGCGATCTACGAGGAGAGGGTTTACTTCTACAAATACGAGCCTCTTCTGCGTGAACTGCGCGCACTCCAAAAAGACAACATTAAGAACAAGGTCGATCACCCCAGAGGCAAAACGAAGGACGTCTCAGATGCCTTGGCTGGTATCGTGTATACCTTGAGCACCAGATATCACGGTCCCCCCATGGGCATCGTGAAAGGGCTATCGAAGACGTCCGATCCGGCGACCCAAGAACAGCATGATATGGTCGATGACGACGACTTCATGTTGCCGTTTATCCAGGGGTAATGATGCCTGAGCAGAATCACGTCGGCTTTCGAAGGTTTTCAGACCTCATCCAAGAGGGCTGGCAGCCGCCGATCCCAACTTCCAAACGACTCACGTCAAAAACCAAAGCCCTCGCTCAGATGATGCAGATGAATGCGTCGATGATGATGCAGGTATCAACCGCGATTGGAAAAGGTCAGATTCGTGGCGCCAGGGTCAAGCTACGTAACCTCTACCGCCGCCTCGATATGGCCCTTCGTGAACTAGAGAGGCTGGAGAAGGAATCGAGCCAATGAAGCCTAACGAGCCATCTGTGGGCTTCGATGTCGTGGACCTTGGCAAGGCTATGATGCGTGCGCGAGAGCGCAGGAAGGGCTGCAAGAAGGGCGACAAGCGGCCTGAGTGCAAAGGTATCAACAGGAAAGAGCGCGTCGTCTTCCCCATGTTCTATCCGTCTCGCATGGGTACGCCTCGTTCCTACGAGCTTGGCACCGCGGATGGCGGTGGATACGGAGGCGGAGGCGGAGACGGTGGCAATGGCGGAGATGGTGGTGGAGCTGGGGAAAGCATCTATACGATCGGCGGAAAACCAACGCTAGTCGAGTACTTCTCCAGCGGTAGTTCGTCGACGCCAAACCCTGCCTGGGGAGGGTTCTCGGTCCCTAACTTCGGCCAAATTCAAATGCGTACCGGAGGGCCGACCATCGGTGGGCCTGGATTCCAATACAACGGTCATGGCGAAGGTGGAATCTACGACTTCAAGAAGTCTCCTGGCCTTGGGTTCAGGACCGAGTCTGCATGGCGCATTTGGGAAAAGGCCATGGAGATCATAGATGCTGACAAGACGCTTAATAAGCACCATATCTTGCTGAAGGCCATGGCTGCTGCGAACATTCATCGAGGACAGCTAGACCCCTCAGAGCTTCGTCTCGTCGAAATGGGTATCGAGTGGTACTTGAGCGACCCAGGATCTCTCGCGGCAAAGAGAACTGGCGGCTCCATGCCTCCAGGCAGTGGCGGACATACGAGTTCAGGTGGATTCCTGTCAGGGGCAGGGGCTCCCTAAACACCGTATTTTCATGAATATGAACAGGTGATACTTGCCGAAGGTTAAAGCTGATCCGATAGAAGAGGCTGAAAACATTCTCGGTGAACCAGGGGAAGATGAGTACACCTTTCTCTTGGTGCCAGTGCGAACGTATGCCCTCGTGTCCCAGATTGCCAGAGAAGAGTCTTGCTCAGTAGGCGAGGTTTTTCAAAAGGCTCTTTTGCAGTATGTTCGATCTGCGCAGGGGGGGCATCGGTCCATGTTGAATGAGCCTGCGCGACCACAGCCGGATATCGTTGTCCGAAAAAGGAGTCGCTGAATGTGGCAAGTCTTACTTGAGAACCTGATCCCTCTCATCTTTACGATTATCACGCCAGTAATCTTAGTGTTCGTCAATCGCTCACTCAAGCTCGCTGCGCGTAAGTGGGACTTGCAAGAAGTGCTCACGTACGAAGACAAAGTCGATGAGCTGATCCTCAAAGGCATTCGTGCCGCCGAACAGAAAAGCTTGACGGCTGCAAAGAAGGAAGGACCCCTAACTTCAGGCGAAGAGAAGCTTGAAATGGTTCTTCAGTTCGTAAATGGCCAGCTTCAGACCATGAAGCTTCCGCAGAAGGCAGGCGATCACCTGGCCATGCTTGTAGAAGCCAAAATCTTCGAAGGCGCCAAAGAACAGCAAACCCTTCCTAGACAAACAACAGCGCCTGCCCCAGGTCCCGTTGTTCCTCCGGCAGGATTGTAATAGGCATAAGCAATGGCAACCCCAGTATTTCCAGCTCCGTTCCCAAGCAATTATAAGAGCCTACGGTTCTATGCCACAGGGACCGCGACAGGCGACTTTTCCGATCGGGAGTTCGCGTTTGCGCAGCCCAATAATGCGAATGAGCAGGGATGGTCAGGCTCCATCCGTGTCCGCGCTGTCGGTGGCAACATCGAAATTTCTTTCGATGGCACCAATGTTCACGGGTATATTCCGTCAGGTGAAGAAGGAACCTATTGGGATCGCTACGAGGGAGGTATCGCTGTCCGTGGCACCGGTACGTTCCACATTGAAGCCTGGTAGCTAAGATAGCTACAATGCTTGTGTAGGCAGATCTGATAGGTGTGTTATGGTCTCTCAGATGAGTCGGGAGAGACCAGGAAACGACAAGGTCGTCGAGGATGACAACAGGACGGTGGAAGATCGTTCGCCTGTCTCCGACGACCTTGTTTCTTTTGAGGTAGATGCACCAAGCCTTGTCGTTCGTCGTTCATTCTTTGATGATCTGATCATTAACTCTGCCAAGAAATTCACATCCGACACCGAAGGAAAATGGGTCGATGCGCGAGGCCAGTCAGGTCCCGCCCCAGGTGACCTGGGTGAGCATGAGCCTATACCGATAGAGGCTGTCAGAGTCCAGGCTATCGAAGCAGATACGGAAAATGCTGAGATTCTTGATGTAAAAAATTGAGAAAGGAGGAGCCATGAGGCGTAAAAGATTTCTGCGATCCGTTCGTCGCTGCAAAGGCGGCTGCATACGATAGCCGGAGGCCCCTCGGGGCCTTCGGCGCTTCTGTCACGGCCAATCAATGATCAGACTTATCTGCTTTCTACTTGCTTCGTACGGCGTTACTAACATCGTGGTCGCCGGTAAGATTTTTCAACCAGTGCGCGACACCCTGAAGCCTGTGCCCGGCCTTGGATATTGGATCCAATGCCCCATGTGCTTCTCCGTTCCCGTTGGCGTAGGCTGGGCCCTGCTCGGCTTGTCTCCAGGAACCGGTGCCCCGCATTGGGTCGATGTCGCCGCAGCCGGCGCAATCGCTAGCGGCTTCTGTTGGATGATGCGTGTCGCAATGAACAGCCTCGGCGAAGACGAGCTGTAGATCCTCGAAAGGATTAGGATTTTGGGATTCTTTGGAAATGTCTCAGGCCGTGTTCGCAACCTTCTCCGCTGGGACAAAGAACAGATTGTCATCAGCCTCGCCAAAGGCTCGACCGCCTCTAGCTATCCTCAAACAGGCTTCGATCTCCTCCAAGCCTATGGATATGATGTCCTTAGTGACTACCTCAAGCTTGAACACGATCTCATGTCGAGATACGTGGACTATGAGGAAATGGATGACGACCCCATCCTCGCAACTGCCTTAGATGTTTACGCGGATGACGCGACGCAAGTAGAGAGTTTGCAAGGAAAAGCTGTCTGGGTCGACTCCCCCGACAAGACCGTTCAGACGATCTTAGAAGACCTCTTCTGGCGCAGACTCCGCATCGATGAAGAAATCTGGTCCATCGCTAGAACCTTAGCTAAGTACGGACAAGACTACGAGGAAATGCTCGTTACCCAGGACGGAGTCGTTGGCCTTAACCACCTCCCTCCCCCTACCATCCGCCGTATCGAAGGCCGCCGTGGCGAACTCTTTGGCTTTGTCCAAGACTTCAAAGGTCGCTTCGGATTTTCGCCCGACGAATTTAAGCAATTATTGACCCAGCGGATGGCCTCCGCCGCTACCCCTAGCCAAAACAAATACGCAGCCATGGAGGACTGGGAAGTCGTCCATATGCGCCTGCGCTCCAAACAACGCCGCGCTATGTACGGCTCGGCCGTCTTCGAACCAGCTCGCTGGATTTGGAAGCGCCTGATGTTGCTGGAAGATGCAGCTATGGTCTACCGCCTCCAGCGTGCCCCACAGCGCTACGCCTTCTATATCGATGTCGGAGACCTTCCTCCTAAAGAAGCATTAGCGTATCTTCATAAAATCAGACAACAGTACAAAAAGACAAAATTCTACAATAGCCAGACGGGCAAGCTCGATCTTAAATTCAACCCTTTACCGGTCGGAAAAGGGGAGTATATCCCATTGCTCGATGGGAGGAACATCACCATCGAGGAGATGGCGAAGGAGCACGTCGAGGGCAAGAAACATTGGGTCTATTCGATCGACCGAGAGACTGGCAAGCCAGTTCCAGGCGAAGTCTCTTGGGTAGGCAAGACGAGGGATAACGGGCGGGCGCTGAAGATCACGTTCGACGACGGTGGCCATGCGGTGATGGCGCCCGACCATCCTGTGATGATGCGCGACTGCCGGTATGTGAACGCCGAGGATTTGAAGCCTGGCGATTCTGTGATGCCGTTGTACCGGCGCAGGTTCGCTAGTTCAAATTACGAGAGTTGGTATTGCCCTGAAACGAAGGCTTATAAGAGCACTCATCGTGTTGTTGCGGAAGGGCTTGGCTGGGACATCGATGGCAAGCATGTCCATCATAGAGATCATAACCGTCTCAACAATGAACCATGCAACCTCGATGTGATGGATCCTGTTGAGCATGCGAAGGAACATGCTCCTGATCGAACTCTTGACCTGATTGCGTACAATAAGAGCCCCGAGAAGCGGAGGCGCACGACAGAGCTGAACCGACTCTACGATACGGCTCAACACATTCGCGCCTACAATGCGAGTGAGCAACATGCTCGCGACAACGAGATTCGCAGCAAGGGCAAGACTGAGTTCTGGCAGGACGAGGAGCGCGCGGCAAAAACCCGTGAGCGCATGCACCTCACATTTCCTGAGGAATTCATCGCGGGTCTCCGTGCGCTGATTCGTGAGAACCCGAAGATTCGCGCCGAGGGCGTTGTACGGGCTATCAATGGCGGCACGTCGCTGCTGATGGGGCTCGATTCTGCCAATCGTCGGTCCGTCAAGGCGGTGCATCGTCACATGTTGCTCAAGCTGTATCGCCAGCTTGGCTATGAGAGCTTCGCTGACTTTAAGCGCTCGTGCCTCGACGAGGACGGCCCCAACAATCACAAGGTCGTCTCGGTCGAGGAAGTCGAGCCGGTCGACATGTACTGCATGACCGTCGAGAAGTGGCACAACTTTGCGCTGCTTCTGAAGGATTCATATGGTAATCCGATACCTCAAAGCGGCGTAAGTGTGCGAAACTCCCAGGACGAAGATTTCTTCGTTCCGGTGCGCAAAGGTGTTCAGCAAACGAAGATCGATGTCGTTGGAAGTCCTGCGTGGCAGCACATGGAGGACATCGAGTACTTCCGGTCGAAGCTGTTTGCGGCGATCAAAATTCCGAAGGTGTATCTCGGCGGCGAGGCACCACGGGCTAAGGGTACGCTATCGCAGGAGGATGTGAGGTTTGCCCGCACTGTCCTTCGTTTACAACGGGAAATCAGGAACGGGCTGAAAAAGATCGCTCGTGTTCATCTGGCGTCGCTGGGCATCGACCCGGCGCGGGTGGACTACGAGATCTACATGACGATTCCGTCTTCCATCTTCGAGCTGGCCCAGCTTGAGGTGCGGAACGCGAAGGCAGATTTTGCGGGTCGGATGAATCAGTTCGTGTCCATGCATTGGATCTTATCGAAAATATTCGGGCTCTCCGACTCCGAAGTCGAGTACATCATCAAGGAGCGCCACCAAGAGCAGCTCGCCGATGCCGAGGTCCAGGCCAAATCCATGGGCCTCCAGCTCGACGTCCAAGGCAAACAGCAGATGCAGCAGGCGGCTGTCCAAGGCCAAATCCAACTCCAGCAGCAAGCTCAGGCTGCCCAGATGCAAGGTGGACAGCCAGCGAAGGCCGAGAGCGGCGAGATGTCCGACGACCTGCGCAAATACATGCGTGACTCGGCAAGCCTGTCCCGCATGTGGCCTTTAATAAGACAATCCTCGAATTATCGGCCAATCACAGAGCAAGAATTGCTATCTGGCAATCGTGATCATGAGAAGAGAATGGAAGACAGCTTAGAGCAGATTATGGAAAGCAACACCGGATTAGGCAGGAGACTCGGCGAGTTACGCGAACTCGTGGGTGAGTTGAAGCTGTCTATGCCTTCACGGGGTTAATTCGATCTAACCAAGTTGACACATGATCGTATCTATCCCTAGTATCGCGCAAACAAAGGCCGATCATCTCGTGGCAGCACAAAAACACATCATCAACGAAGCCGTCGTACCCGTCGAGGCGGTGCAGAAGCTCGTGGAAGGCTCGATGGAGCAGTTCACGGCGTACCTCGACGAAGCGGTCCTCAACGAGACCCACAAGTTCGATCTGGACGAAGGGGAAACCGCAGGACGACTTGCGACGTTCGACGACCGTGTCGTGGTTGGAACGTCAGGCGGTCGATACTTCCAGGTTCCATACTCCGTCGGGAAGGACGGGTTTGAATTTGGCGAAGCGGAACAGCTGGATGTTCCGGTGATGGAAAGCATCACGGATCCGAAAAACCTTCGTGATTACACCTTCAGCATTGTTGATTCGATCCTTTCTGAGGATGTAGATGTTGCTGCAAGCAAGCTGGTGAGCCTGACCTCTCTTTATGAGAGCATGGAGTCCTCAGAGCGCGATTACGTTGCCGAGGTGATGGCCGCGCTTGCGGGTGAGCGTCCTTGGCGTGCTGTTTATAACGAGCAGCGCAATGACATCACCCGTCATGTTCTTGACAGGATTGAGTCAATTCGCGAGTCGCAGCTTGAGGCGCGGTATGCGCCTTTGTATGAGGGCGACGAGATCCCTGAGGAAAGGTTTGAGGATTTCAGGGAGTCGGTGGATTCCGATCTGTCCGTTCTCGCGCACCGCCTGGAGGCCGTGCATCATGCTGTTGAGTCCTCGTATTTTCCGTTTCGAGAGTCAGTTGATTTAGATGACTTGACGGAGGATGACGAGGTCGTTGGGCACTTCTGCTTCTTTGCAGAAGACCTGATGGAGGATATGCAGGAGCTTCGGCAGTTGGTTGCCGAGGCTATGCAGCATGAGCAGTGCGTCATGTGCCTTGGGCACATTTACGATTCGATTGCAGAGTCGTTGGTTGACTACGAAGTCGCGGGGGCCTTTGTGGAGCGAATGGTAACGACGTCTGTCCCCGGCGAGGCCGGATAGAGCCCCTGGGGTGTCTTAGAACCAGATCGGAATTACCCCATCCGAGACGAACAGGAGAATCTCGATGATCCACAGGTATCCCGTACAGCTCTCTACAATTGAAGAGGACTTCAAGAAGATTGGGCTCATTTCTGAGAACGAGCTTCACGAAGTGGATACTCCTCAGAATCCGCGCGATATTCCGTCGCCGGACCCCAGCACGCTCGGCCCCGAGGTCGACGACTCCGAGAAGGAAGTCGAAAAGCGGGCTCGCCACAGCACGGGCATGCAGCCGCGTCCGAAGATTGCCCCGAGTGATCGGGACGACCACGACGAGCCCCTCGACGCTGGCGGCATGGGCGGCAACAAGAAGGGCAAGAACGCCGGCTCTTACAATAAGGCGCCGAACTATCGCGAAGACCGCGAGTACCGTGAGGCCTACGAAGGTAATCCTCGTGCCTCGATCGATGATGGCTACAAGACGCTGAAAAGGCGTGTTCTTGGCAAAGCCTCTGACGAGGGTCAGGATCCGGACCGCGCCGAAGGTGCTTCCTCGACCGATACTCACGCTGGCATGAAGCGCACCTCGGGCAAGAAGCACGAGTCGTCTTCGATGTCGCGCGCGTCGCAGCTCGTGCAGGAAGTCGAAGACCTCATCACTGGCTCGCTCATTGATGAGCAGTGGGATGAGCTGGAGCGTGGATTCGCCCTCATCGGCGAAAACGCAATCCTACTTGGTGACCGCCTCGTTCCGCTGGCCGAAAGCTACGAGGTCGATGGTCTTTACGAGCATCTGATGGCCCTTGCAGAAAGCGCGGCCGAAGCTCTCGAAATCGTCGAGATGAAGGTCTCGTTCGAGAAGGATAAGGCCAAGTCGATCAAGAATGGCCAGTTCCACTACGAGGACGAGGAAGAGGACGTCACCCTGGAGGATGCGCAGGAAGCGTTCCGCTCCATGACGCTTCATCTTATGGACGCCGTCGAGCTGTACGATGGCACCTTGGCCGAAATGGTCATGGAAGCCAAAGATGATGAAGATGACGACGATGACGATGATGACGACGACGACGACGACGACGATGACGACGATGAGAAGATGAAGATGAAGGGGGAGAGCGTGAGTGCTCGCCTCAATCAGCTTCGCGAGCATCGTGCGAGGTTCGGCAACCGCCCTACCTAGCCCTCGGTCAGATGACTGAGGAACCTAGAAAGCGACGAACTGCGTATTCGTCTGGACGCAAAGAACTGTTCGGAATTGAGCCACGGGATAACGAAGTGACGGGAAAGTCAACAACTCTCCCGAAACGTAGGAAGAAGAGATCTGAATTGGGACTTGAGCTAGACACATGTCCGGGGCAGTCGCAGATAGCCAGATCTGAATTCCGTGGCAATTTCCGATGGAGTCGTGGGTAATGTCGGGGAACAAGCAACTTCTCGTAGATACAATGTCTTTCAGGTGTACGCGCCTGGAAGAGAGTTCGCAGGGCCCCGGCAAATATATTGCTCATGGCGAGTTCGCTCGCGCCGATCGCCCTACGGAAAACAAGCGTCTTTACACGCATAACCTTTGGGAGCGTGAGTTAACGCGTCTCAATAAACAGCTTGCCGAAAACAAGGTGTACGGCGAGTTGGATCATCCGATGGATGGTCGGACGCAGCTCAAGCGCGTTTCGCACATTGTGACGGATCTGCGCTTGGAAGGCGACATTGTTGTCGGCACAGCTCATATCCTGAGCACGGATGCGGGCAATAATCTGAAGGCCATTCTCGATGCAGGCGGCTCCGTAGGGGTTTCGTCTCGCGGGTTTGGCACGACGAAGCCGAACATGAAGGGCGAGGACGTCGTTCAAGACGACTACAAGCTGATGACATTTGATTTTGTCGCTGAGCCTGCTCAGCAGACAGCTTACCCGGTGGTCTCGGTTGAGAGCACTGGACCGGCTGAGGAGCAAGTTGCTCCGAGGCCACAGGAGGTGGCTATGGGTGCGACTACGCGCTGGGCAGAGTTCAAAGCTCAGAACCCAGAGCTTGCCGAGGGTCTCTGGGATGACGCCGAACGTGAGTGGGAATTAAAGGCGGCGGAAATTTGGGCTAAGAAGATTCAGGCGGCCAAAAGTGAGGCTACTGATAACCTTCGCGCCGAATTTGCAGAGAAGCTCGAAGCAGCTCTGGGTAAGACGAGAGAAGAGATTGCTGAGTCTATTCGCTCGGAGCTGATGGGGGACCCATCGGTTGCCGGCGCGAAGCTTGCTCTTGAGCAGGTCAAGTCGATTCTTCGTCCTCATGTGATTCCTGAGGATGTGGAGTCGGTGGTCAGCGAGCGCGAGCATGTGATTGAGAGACTTGAGAGCAAGCTTGCTGACAAGGATTTGCAGATTGCGAATCTTTCGTCGGAGAACGAGAAGCTTGCATCGATCGCTCGTGAGGCTGGCTATCGTTTCCATTTGGAGCAGCAGCTTCACGATGTTCCGGATGCTTCGTTTGTTCGTGAACTGATGGGCGATGTCCGTCGTTTTGGTTCCATCAAGGAGATGGACCAGACGCTGGCTTCGATCGTCGAGGACGTTCAGACAAAGCACGAGGAAGAGACCAAGCGTGATGCCGAGGTCCAGAAGCTTCGTGAGGAGGTTGGACGTCAGCGGGTAGCGACTGAAAAGGCGCTCGAAGCGGCCAAACATCTTGCTGCCCAGGTGTATCTGGAGCAGCGCCTTGCGAACCATCCCGATGCGAACAAGGTGCGTGCTCTCACTGAGAGCCGTCAGTTTGGGAGCAAAGAGGATGTTGACCGGCTTCTTTCTGAGACCTGGACTCGCCCGTCGATGACGGACGACGTTGAAGCTGCTCGTTCCCGCGTACGTGGGATCTTGAACAGCCAGACGCGCGAGTTCTTGGAGGAGAAAGAGGTTGGTAACGGATCTTCTGCGAACGGTCGCAGAAGTGCTGATTATAACGGGCTCGGAGCTGACCTCGGCGACATCCGTGCCCTTGCAGGGATGCCCGACAACGGCACTCAAAGTAACTAAAGGACGCGGAGGAAAGATCGATGGAAGCGAGACAGCTCATGCTGACCGAGAACCGTAGGTCCATTGCCGACAAGGGCTTTATCCAGGCGCTTGTTGGTAAATGGGGGGAGCTGCTGGAGGGGATCGAGAATCCCTATACCCGCGGCGTCACCGCCATGTTGATGGAGAATGAGTCGCAGTGGCTCCAGGGTCTTGAAGAAGAGACCAAAACCATCAACGTCGGTTCTTTCACCAAGTTCATTTTCCCGGTGCTGCGCCGGGTCTTCCCGAACCTGATTGCCAATGAGATCGTGTCGGTTCAGCCGATGACGGCTCCTGTTGGCGCGGTGTTCTTCTTCGACTACAAGTATGGGTCGAGCAAGGGCGCAACTCAGGCTGGTGCCATCTTCCCGCGCGACTTCGATCGTGACTACTCGTCCGAGTATGTCCGTGACGAGCCTCTTGGGACGGGCGATGCC